ATCGATACTTTTGAGCAAAATTGGGCTGTATTTTTCTATAGTAGTGTATTTAAAATGAGGGCAGGCAACCCTAACCCTGCGTAATTCAAAATAATTTAAAGGATTAGGTTTGCCGTTTTTCAAGCTCATATTATGCGGGTTCAGTAACTTCTTCGTAGTATGCAAACTCGCCCCAAGGCGGCACAATAGTGTTATTACCGTGTATGATGAACACGGTATCACAGTAGTTTTCATCACCCCATGAGCCGTAAGGATAGCCGTCTGTAAACATGATAAACTTCTTAGGAGTAATATTATGCTCTTTCATGTAATCCCAGTTGGCATCAAATTCAGTGCCACCACCGCCCATAACTTCATAGTCGTCAAACTCGTCCATGCAGTAACCATCATAGTCAGCTTCATTATAGACCTTGGTATCAAAACACCAAACTTTAATTTTAAAGTCTTTGTATTCTTGCATAATGCCTTTGATTTCTGTTAGGAAATCTTTTGCTTGTTCGTCACCAATTGATCCAGACATGTCAATACCCACACAAATGTCAATTGTTTCTTCGTATGCAGAACCTGGCAGTATTGCACTCATGTGCCAACCCTTACGATTAGGACGCATAAAGCTGTAATCGTATTTGATGGTGCTTTGAATTTGTTGACGAATAATTTCACGCCAATTCATTTTAGGCTCTGTAAGTTCCTTAATCATTCTTTGGATACTTGCAGGCACATTTCCCGCACCCGCGGCCTGCGCCGCTTGAATTGTTGCTTCGCGAATTTCGTCACGTATTTTTTTCAGTTCATCTTTGCTGTATTGAGGCTGACCACTTTTGCCGTTTTCTCCCCAATCAACGTGTTCGTCCAGCAATTGACCAAGAGCTTCTAATTCTTCTTCGTCGTGTTTATTATAAATTTCGTCATACACTTCTTCTGCACCTTTGCCGTAATATTTGGCATCGTGGAAGATTTTGATCTCAGGTGGTTGTTCACCAATACGATCACGAACCAATTGTCCGTTAACGCAATAATCAGCGGCAATATTCCAAATGCGTTTATTACGACCTTCCACACGAGTCATGTGGTCAAACACATTATGTAGGATTTCGTGTGCAATAACAAATTCAATTTGCTTAGTAGTTAATGGTGTAAAAAATTCACGATTAAAATAAATGGTGCGTCCGTCTGTGGCCGCTGTAGGAAGCCAATCGCTTGCTTCTTCAATTTTTAAACGTGTGGCCATGTTGCCAAAGAATGGATGGCGAAGTAGCAATCCTACTCGTGCTACAATAATTTTATCGATAATTGGATCTACATGTGACATATCTTCTCCTGAATTTACTGTATGTATATATTATAACACCGCCCGGAGGCGGTGTCAATTATTACATTTTCAATTACTTAGTCTTGTCAGTTGCCTGGGCAATGTACTTACCAAATTTTTGATGGAATGCGTCAAAACAGGCAATTTCATCTGGATCCAGTGGCAATTTGTAAGTACTCAAAGCCAACTTAGTTCCCATGATAACCAATTCTGTTTCAAAATTATCCATAATAAATTGGAAGAAGTTATTAACTTTATTGTTCCAATTTTTATCTTTCTTATCGCAAGCATCTTTCAATTCGTAGCACAGGGACACAGTCAAAGAATACATGGCACTAATTTCCTTAGTGTCCATTTTCTTAACCTTGCCGTCCAAAATATCGCTTGGGTTTGGCATTTTGCTGGAATGTTTACGGTGAGCCATAAATTTAAGAGCAAGACCTTCACCTACCGAACCACTCACCAAGTCAGTCAATGTGTCTGCATCGGTGTCGTCGTCGTGCAACAATTCGCTGACAAAGGACCAGCTACGTGGAGTAGCAAAAGCACGTGAGCTTGACTTTGGATCAAAATCGTACAAGTCCTTTTTAGAAAAACTCAAGAAGCCAACCACGTCCTTGTGAACTTTGTTTTCAGCGGCCCACTCAAAATAGTCATCCCATTCCACAGTCATTTCCAAATGAACAAAACGGTTAGCCAGCGGAGCAGGCATACGGAATGTAACACCCTTGTCAGTTTCACGATTACCTGCGGCAACCATAACAACATTGTCTGGCAATTTGTAAGTACCCACACGGCGATTCAAAATCAATTGATAAGCCGCGGCCTGTACACTGGGAGCCGCACTATTCATTTCATCCATAAACAAAATAATGAGTTTATGTTGTTTTGCCATTTCTGAATCTGGCAATTCGCTAGGAGGAGCCCAAACCATTTTGTTAATGTTTGAGTCAAAATATGGAATACCTTTAATGTCAGTAGGTTCCCACAAGCTCAAACGTACATCAATTACGTGAGCTTCCAGTTCATCACCAAGTTGTTTGATGATGTCCGATTTACCAATTCCGGGAGGACCCCATAGGAAAATTGGACGTTTGTTTTTAAAGGCCTTGCGCAAAGATTTTTTTGCGTTTTTTGGACCGACTGTGCGGCTAAGGATCTCGCTCATACTGTTTCCTATCTTAAGTTAGCGGGGTTAAAAAATTAAGCTATGTGTATATTATATGGCATAACCGCAACTAAGTCAAGCATTTTTTCAAGTAGTATACCTGAATTTAACCAAAAGTTAAGATTCTTTTTGGCGTTCAGTCATGGCCTTAACCAAACCAAATTTTCGGATATCGTCCGAAAACAAGTACAATTCAAAACTTTTACGTTCGGAAAATACAGTAATACTTTGGTTTGTTAAGTAGTATGGGCAATCGATATATTTTTCCAAAAATATGATTGTTTGAGGACTGAGTTCAATTGGCTCAGTAAATGGAATTTCGTACATCTGAATTTCTAACGTTTTCGTTAAAAACTCATAACCTTCGTCGCTCAGTCTGAATGCGTTGGGCTTGTTGACTCGATTTGACTGCCACCATCGTCTTCCATACAACTCTAAATTTGCATCATCTGTACTCTTACCCCATTGTTGTAAAAATACTTTGGTTAATGCAAGTCGGCTTATCATTTTACCACAGTGCCAGCAGTCAATTTAATAACTTGAAAATCTTCAGTACCAAATGTTAAATTTAATTTTTTGGCAAGATTCAATGCGTGTCCAGGATTTGAAAAACTGGTCTTTTTGTATTTGGGGCCCGGATAGCTGGTAAGGCTGTTAAACGATTTTAGATTAAACGGTTCATTCTTATAAAACACAGCCCAAATGGCTTCAGATTCTAAAATCTGTTCAGATTTGTAAGTTTTTTTGTTAGTGTATTCTAACAATACTTTTGGTTTGGGTCTGCTCATAATATGCGTCTCTTGATAAGTACGCATATATTTATCTTTTTATTTAGGCTCTACGAAGCCTCCGCCATCCATGGCAACAGTTATTGTTTCTGTGTCTTGTGTATTTTTAAGGGCATTGTACAATGTTTCCCAATCTCTATTTAATTTATCCAACGTCTCAGTTAACGCAAGATTAAGTAACCGTGCTTGCTGTATAGTTAGTTTAAGTTCTTTTTGTTGGTTAAGTTCAGCTACACGAAGTAGCTGAACAAATTGTGTTATGGGAGTTAAATTAATAGGATTTTGCATTTGATAACACTGCCTTCATTTCTAGCTTATCTTTAAACGGTCCTTTGAAAGGATATCGTTCAATAGTAATTGCTTTTGGACAAAAACTCTTGACCCATCCTTTGTTAAATTTAATGATATAATAACCAGCACAGTACAAACTTTTACTGGCATTAGATTTTGTAAACAATGCCAATTTACGTCTCACATCGTACATACTGTTAAACGGTTCACACAATACTGGGTAACCGTGGCATTCAAAATTTTCTTCTTCTGAAGAGGTAACACTGACCTTAACTTTACTGCTAGATAGGAAAAATCCATCTCCAAACTGTTTGGTAAGGTCTTGTTTTTTATTAAACATTACTTCGCCGTTGGTACTACTCAAAACAAATTTATTATTTTCTTTTTTATGTAGCGTGGCAATTTTAGAGCCATCCTTTTCTACAATCCAAAATTTGCCATCCACAATGGGCTTTGCATAAATCTCTGTCATTTTTTAAACCATCCTTTAATTGTTTGTAACAAATTGAAATATCTAAAATGATAATCTGTCAGCATTGGAGCCCGATGAGGACACCTTCCTTGATTCCAATCGCAATTTGCAACAACTTCCCGATCACAAAAATTACATTTCATTTTGAATTGTTCCTTGATATCTAGCTTGGAATGGCTCTGCATATGTTTGTATATTATCAGAAATCTTTTTCATGTCCCATGTATTACAGAATTTTAGCATACGGATACCCACTTGATCTACTGTTTTGGGAACTGCATTTATTTGTATTGTTTCTACAATCTTTTGTTTAATTTCTGCAGGTTGCGCTGTAAGGTCACATAGTTGTATGTTGCGCTGATAATCTTCTAACACACGATGTTCTACACCGTTGTGGTCAGACCATCTCTGAAGCATGAGATTGTTCCACGCATATCCGCGGCTTTTACGATCTTCGAACGCTTCAGTAAGACCAACCTTGTTTTTAGAACCTTTAGTACGCACACCTGGATACGCTGAGAAGACATTATCACTGGTATCACCACGCATACATTTTTCAAACAGCATCCATTCTGGATCTTGTGCGGCTTTGGGTTCGCCGGTCTTTTTGTCTTTGACTGGTTTACCTTTTGCATCAAATGTACCTTCGTGTGTGATATGTAAATCTCCTACACCATTGTACTGACTCACATTGCTATTAATAAGTTGTGCAAAATCTCCATCTGTTGAAATGATAACATGTTTGTCTTGCGGATGTGCTTGCACCCAACCAGCAATCAAATCATCAGCTTCTAGATTAGGATGTTGCATCACAGTACAGTTGGTCTTTTCTGTAACAAATTTTTTAAATTCGTCAAATGCTTCCCAGAACAATTTGTCTTCATCTTGTTCTCGTTGCGTCATTGCGGCTCTGGTTTCTTGCCTATTGGCTTTGTAAGGTTTATAAAAGTCTTTGCGCCACGATCTGCCTTCGAGGCAGAACACCACATGACTACCGCCAAAGTCTTGCCACGCTTTTTTAATAGAGTTGAAAGTAATGTGGAAAGCCATGCCAAGTTTAATATCAGCACTGCCTTGTACCACGTGTCTAGCACGAAAAAACGTGTTAGCAGTATCAACTATGATATATGTCATTCTATTTGCGCCCTACCATTTGGTAATTTACTTACATTAATATATCCAGCATTTACACGTCCGGGATCTGAAACACCAGCCTCGCCCAACATATTTCTTGCCAAATCTCTAAACCAACGATCCACGATCTCTTCGTCTGGATCACCATCAAATCCATATCCAGCACGTTTTAATTCTAACACAAATATCTCGTTCCAGTCAAGCTCAAAGAATCCATTTCTAATATTGTCTTTGTTCACATGAGTATCTAGTACAGCAACCCACGGTTCTCCTTTGGCAGTGGCACGTTCTTTTGGAGTCAGTTTTGCGTGTTCCTCTTGTTGTTTTGCCAAATAAGTTTCAGCAATTGCTTTATCTCGAGCCGTTTGCAATTCTGCTTTTTCTTCCTCTAGCTTGGTGATACCAAAAATACGTTTAACAAACTGTTTCATTATGTACCCCACTCATTTTTAAATAATGGCACTTGTAATCTGTCGCTGTAACGCAAGCCGTTTTTCATAGCAAGTTCTGCAACACGCCGATTGTTTAATGCATAGACGCTTTCTACACCGCCAACTGGCATTAGATATACTGGACCAGTGAATCCGTTTTCTCTATAAATGTCCGCTGTTTCAATTGCTTCTGCCGCATCATCTTCTGTTGCAACAACAAACTTCAAATACACATAGCCAGCATCTTGATAGTCGTTAACAACTTCGGGTTTAATTGCTTCGTGTCTTGCTTCTCCACTGCAACTGAGTTTGGCACTGACACTGAAAGTCACACAACGTTCTCCAGGAATCTGCATAGACCATTCTTGCAAATATTCTTTAAATTCTGGTGTTAGCAATTGAGTACCATTTGTTTCAAAAGTAATTTCTTTCAATTGCTTCATGTAAACATGATCCAACAAATCTGGATATGCACGTTGCCAACCTAACAACGGTTCGCCGCCTGTGATAACCAAGTGTTCGTCAACCCAAGTTTTATGTGGAAGTATTTCTGCAATACGTTCTGCAATACCATCTGTTTCCATCACAGGACTTAAATTTTTAAAGTCAGGATGCCAACTGGCATAGCTGTCACAGCCTGTGCTGACTAACGGTAAATCTTCATATTTTGTAAACATATGAGCAACACTTGCAATTTCGTCAGCTTCTTGACTCAGCATGCCTCGACTCATACCAAAACCAGCACACTTAAAATTACAACCAAATGTTCGTAAGAAAACGGACGGTACACCCATGTAACGTCCTTCGCCTTGTATGCTGTAGAATAATTCAGCAATTTTAATTTTACTCATACACAATCCTGTT